AACTTCTGGATCCGGAAATTGGAATATGAGTGGTTCTGTTGGAGGATACGGATACACAGGTTCCTTTAATTCTACTTACTCTACACAAGGTGGAGGAAGCTGGTTTACTTCTTCAGGTTTAATTCCTACCATAACAGAGTCATTTGGGTTAAGATCTGAAAAAGATTTAGAATTAGAAGTAAAAAGTTTAGTTAATTTATGGTATAGTGGTTCTATTAATAATAACGGATTTTTAGTTAAATTAAGTGGAAGTGCAGAATTTAATCCTAGCAAAAACAACCAACCAATATTAAAATATTATAGTGTAGACACAAATACTATTTATCCTCCCCAACTTGAATTTAGATGGAGAGATTATTCTCTATACTCTGCTGCTACTTCTTCTATTGTAACCACACAACAAATTAAACTTTCTTTAGATGATAATCCAGGTGAATTCTACCCAAGTAGTATAAATAGATTTTATGTAAATGTAAGTCCTTTATATCCTACTAGAACATATCAAACAAGCTCTTTATTTACAGGTACAAATTATTTACCAACTTCTTCATATTATGCAATAAAAGACTTGGCTACTAATGAATTTGTTATTAATTTCGATACTCAATATACACAAATATCATCTGATGTTAGAGGAAATTATTTTAATGTTTATATGAGTGGGTTAGAACCTGAAAGATATTATAAAATTTTAATTAAGACTGAAATTAATGGTTCTACTTTAGTACTTGATGACGATTATTATTTTAAAGTTGTTAATGGATGAGTGAAAATATAGAATTTAGTAAGCAAGTATTTGATAAAAGGCAGTACAATAAGATTATTGATACTTCTTTTACTCAATTAGGTGTTAAACCTCCAATAGAACAAATTGAAGAAACCCCTTCAGTCAATGATTTTTTTCAAATGTATAATGAATTATTTTATGACATTAATGAAAAAGGCCCAACTAACTCACATGAGTATTTAATTAAACAAAGTAGTGAGTATGTTGATTTTGATCAAAATAGTGAAGAAATAGATGCTTTACAACAAGAAATAGCACAACTAAGAATAGATTTACTAGAATCCCAAAAATTAAATATAGAATTACAAACAGGATTAACTACCGATAATTTATAATGGCTACAGAAGTTTTTTTAATAGATACTGAAAATTTTGATCCACAAGGATATAGTGGACAAGAAGATAATCTTATTTCATCCCAAGAAGTAAATACTACTTTTACAACAGAAAGTTATATAGAACTTAGTATATATAATACTAATCAAGAGTTACTAATAAACGATTCTTCTTTTTCCCAATTTACCATTTTAAATAATGGACAATCAGCCTTAACAAATGAAATCTCTTCAATTAAAATTAGCCCAGAAGATGTTTTATTAAATTATGGGTATGACCAAGGAGAATATATAACATATTTTAACTTTTTTAATAAACAAATAGGTTCAAATTTACAAACTCTTTACATATCTGAAATATCTTCTGATAGAACTGAAATTAGATTAGATAGTAACACTTTAACTAATCTTGATTTAATTGAGCAAACATTACAATTTACTCAAAAAAGAGAAAATAGTGAATATTTTTTAGATTTTTATATAAATTTTGGAGATAATTCAACTTACATAGCTAATAATATTCAATTAGATAATGAAGATCCTTCTAATCCTACTATATTAATAAAGTTATATAATCCTCTACCTCAAGAATTTGATATAAATGATATTCTATGGGTAGTAACATTACTTGAAGAATCACGAGCATATCAAGTTATTTTTGAAGATGAAATAATTGAAGTTGAAGATAATACTGTAAAAATTAGTGGTCCTAATTTTAATATAGATTTAAAGGATCAAGTAAATAACTCATCTGGTTTACTTTCATACTCTGACTTAACACAAACAACACTTACTAGTTCTTTAGATCAAATAAATAATTTATTAAATAAAAAAGAAATAGATATAAATGTAGATTACACACATTTTTCTGGATTTACTCATTTTAGTTCTGTTCAAACACGATTAGAAAACTTTTATTATAAAGTAGGTTTACTAGAATCTTATTCTTCATCTTTAGCTATTTTAAATACTACCACCTCCTCAGCTGATACTAGTGGTAGTAAAGCTGTATATGAAAGTAAAGTTAGTAATTTAATTAAAAATTTTGATGGGTATGACTATTTTTTATATTATGAAAGTAGTTCATATGCTTGGCCAAAAGTTACCTCAACTAAACCTTATGAACTAGCTAAAATTGGTAGTACTGCTGTAAATAATTGGTTTGGAAGCATAAATGAGGTTAGCCCCATTTATGGTGGACTAATCCTATCAGCTTCATTATATGACAATGAAAATAAAGATAATCTCAAATTTTCAATCCCAGAATATCTAAGAGATGATCCTGATAATGCGCAATATGGATTATTTGTTGATATGGTTGCTCAACATTATGATAATCTTTGGATATATCATAAAGAACTAACCCAAAAGTATGATGCAGATAATCGTTTAGAACAAGGTATATCAAAAGACATAGTTGCAGACGCAATTAGAGATTTTGGTATTAAATTATATCAAAATAATTTTTCTAATGAAGATTTATACACAGCATTTCTAGGATTAACACCTAATGGTGGATTATTCCCCTTCCCAAATATTACAGGATCTTTACCAACTCCTACAGGATTTGAATATATTGATCAATTTATATCTGCCTCTAATGATATTATACCGTTAGACGATGTAAATAAGTCGTTATATAAGCGAATATATCACAACATACCATACTTATTGAAAGCAAAAGGTACTATACCTGGTTTGCGCGCTCTTATAACCTCTTATGGTATTCCTGATACTATATTGAGAATAAATGAGTATGGGGGTAAGGATAAAATTAATACTAATGATTGGGATCATTGGCAAAGAGAATTTAATTATGCTTTTAAAACAAATAGTAATAATTTTATTTCCTCTTCCTGGAATCTTAATAACAATTGGTCATCCCGAAATAATGTTCCTGGCACATTAATGTTTAGATTTAAAGCAGGTAATTTACCTACTTCAAGTATATCATACTCTCAAAGTTTATGGTATAGTAATGGTGGTAGTGCTTTAACTATAAGATATACAGGATCAGCTTATACAAGTGCTTCATATTCAGGATCAACATTAGACCCTTATTATCAATATGCACATTTAGATTTTTATCCTAATATTAGTAATACTACTCAAACAGCTAGTGTTTATCTACCATTTTATAATGATGGATGGTGGTCCGTAATGGTTAATAGAATATCTACAGAACCTAGTGGGTTTAGTTTAACAGTAGCAAATAAAATATATGAAGAGGGAGATAATGGAACTCAAATAGGATTTATTACCTCATCTATTGTAACAGCAATTTCATCTTCATGGACTAGTTCTACAGTTAGTTACTTCCCAGCTACAAGTTCAATATTAAGTACTTACACCCCATTTACAGGATCATACCAGGAAATTAGATATTATACTAAACCTATAGTTGAAAATGTGTTTAAAGATTACACAATGAATCCTCATTCTATTGAAGGTAATTCTATAAACTCTTCACCTGATGAGTTAGCATTTAGAGCATCTTTAGGAGGAGAACTGAATACTGGGTCTGTATCCATCCACCCAAAAATAACAGGATCATGGTCTGCAACTCAATCATTTGCTAGTGATAGTAATTTTCATTTTAATACATCTCCACTATTCACATCTAATATTGAAACATTTTTTGCAGATCAACCAATAGCAGGTTTACGTAATATAATAAAAGATAAGATTAGAATTGAAAATAATGTAATGCCTGAAGGTAATACTTTATCTCCATTTTCTTCATTATCACAAATGCCCAACATATCTTCCTCATATACCCCAGGTATAAATTATTTAGAGGTAGCATTTTCTCCACAAAATGAGATAAATGAAGATATAATGGATCAAATTGGTTACTTTAATATAGGAGACTATATTGGCGATCCAAGATTACGATCTTCATCAGCTGCTACATACCCCGATTTAGATGAGTTAAGAAATTCTTATTTTGAAAAGTATACTAAAAATTATAATTTAAAAGATTTTATACGTTTAATAAAGTTTTTTGATAACTCCTTGTTTAAAATGATTAAAGATTTTGTACCTGCACGTACAAGTCTTGCTTCAGGTGTAGTTGTTAAACAACATTTATTAGAAAGAAATAAATATCCACAACCACAATTATCTTTTGAAAATAAAATATATACTGGTTCAATTGATATGGTTGAAATATCAGGTGGTGCTGCGGGAGTATTTAATAAGTTTAATACTATAACTAATACTTCTCAAAGTTGGTATGAAACAGTTGAACATTTAACAGGTTCAACTACAACATTACATGATTCACAAGAAGAATTTTATAATGGAGAATTAAGTGGTTCACATATAGTTGTTACAACTCAAGATTTAAATGCAGGATGTGATCCATATAAAAAAATTAACCCAAGAGCAATAGAATATGATGGTGTAAGAATATATAGTGGAAGTGAATATAGTTTTGGAAGTTTTATAGATAATGATAACCACCCAACAGATGGATATATTTCCATATGGTTCCAAGGTTCAGATTCTGATGCACTACCAGTTAATCCGGGTTTTCCACAAGGTAAAAATTAAATACAATAAATAATGGGATATGCAGCATACATAAAAATATCTAAAATTGATAAGAATGGAGTTAATCAAACTACCACTCTTCAATCTCTTAATCAAGTAACAATCCCTTACTCTACAGGTAATATAACTTATGAAATTCTTGAAATAACAGAACATCCTACTCATTTTCTATATTATATAAATCCCGCTGGAATCGTAATAGGTGATAGAGCTGAAATTAAATATGATTTTACAGGATCATTATCTACTACATCATTTAATTTAACCTCATTAACATATGAAAGAGTACCTATCACTACCGCAGAAAAGGACTCTCTTAATTTTTATAATTCTACCACACAACAATATATTGTAAATACTTACCCCCAAAAGGATATACACTTTATACTAACTGGAAGCTATTCTAGTACAGCCATAACCAATATAAGAATTCTAGCCAATCCAGACCCAAGTAATTTAAACCCAACATATGGTGATTTAGATATAGTAGCTAGTAAAGAAGCAATAGGTACGGGTATAGGGCAAGATATTATTATATCAGGTTCATATACCCTAACAAGCCCGGGTACGGAATTTCTTGTAGTAAATGTTATAAATGGGTTTGGAACTGCAACCACATCATTTACAAACTCCCAACTTGTTATCACATCCTCAGACGCAACAGGTTTACAAGTTGGATTAGTTCCTGAACCTTATTTCGGTTCAAACGATTTTTTAAGAGCACTTGATTGTCAACCCCTATTAAATAATGCTAATACAAATAGAATACATAATCTATATCAAGATGTTGATTATTCCGCTGGAGCAACTGAACCTGTTAATTTTGATCTATTAATAAATGGTAGTGCTACAAGAGCTGAAGTGCAACTTTCAAATTATACTACTCAAAGACATATATTACCACGCTATGATGGTTCAAAATCAACCTCTAAAGAGTTAAATAGATGGACACCTGGAGATAGTGGAACTTTTGGAAAAACCCCCACAATAGAAAGTTTAAAAACTGTTGTTGCATATTGTGATTTTATAGGTGGATGGCCACCTGAAAGAATGAATGCCTCAACTGCACATGTTTTATATTTAATAGATGTAGATGGAAATGTAAGTATTCCTAACACCTCAGAAAATTCATTAGCTAATGTTCAAGGTGCATTCCAAACAGGAGAAAGATTTAAAATAAGCTCTGAAACCTTTGGTGGAGGTGTAGCAACACCTTTTAGAACTGTAATTAGAGGTGGACAAAGAATTGAACCTATTTTATATACCCAAATAGGACACAGCCCTGCTGCATGGACCGCATCAATTCATTTGGAAAATAAAGATTTTACTTCAGATCAATCTTCTATAGATAATTATCAGGCTACCCATATTCCTTCAGCAGATAGTAATGTAACAACTACATTTTCAACTGCTAATTTTACCGAAGAATTATCTGCAGGTAGTGGAGGAGCTTGGATTTCTAATGCCTACAAAGTTACAGCAGATTTAATTGAAGAAGGTATTAATTTAAATATTAATTTAATAAATGAATATAGGATAGCACAAATTATTAATGCTACTGTAACTATAACAACCCAAGTAGTTAAAAGTAGAGGAGGTGTAATAACTGTTTTAGATGAAATTAATAATGTCCGTCCTGATACTAAATCTTACACAACATTTAATAATCATAACGTTTCTATAACTACTTCTGAATTACAAACAGATGATGCAATATATTTACGCCATAGATTTACATCAAGTGGTGGTGCATTAGTAGTAACTCATAAAAGAGGAGGGAGTTACTTTATAGTTACACAAACACCATCTCCAACTAGTCTTACAGTAACATCAACCGGTGTTAATACCCTTTGGAATTACCCAGATAATACAAATAATCTAAATGTAATCAGTTGCTCAAATGATGTTTTAACAACTCAATATGGTAACACTTTTATTAAACAACAAAATGCATCGGCATCTGGTTTTAATAATGTAGCTTTACCTTGGAGTATTGAAATAGGAGATGAATTTAGATTCGAAGGAAGAGAAGATTTATCATATATGGTAAAAAGAGTTTATATACCTGGAGAAATATCTTCAGATAGAACAGGATCTATTAATTCACTAGAAATACATTTTAATGGAAATTTACCTTCTGAATCTATAGATCTTGATCATTTCGTAATACGAAGATATGTTGATGATGCTTCTTCAGTTCTTATGGAAGGATTCAAACCAGAAAACTCAACAGGTCCATTTATTATAACACCTGAATATGTAGCTCCTAAAATGAATAAAAAAGTAGATGAATATATTACACTTCTTACCGAAAAAGGTTTGCTTTAGTAATATTTATCATTATATTGCAATAATAATTAAAACACAAAATGGGATATTTAAATAACCAAGTCATAACAGTTGACGCCATACTAACGAAAAAAGGAAGAGAATCACTAGCTAAAAATGATGGTTCTTTTCAAATTACACAATTTGCTTTAGCAGATGATGAAATAGATTATACTCTATACAACCCAACACATCCATCAGGATCAACATTTTATGGGGAAGCAATAGAAAATATGCCTTTACTTGAGGCATTTCCTACTGAAACTCAAATTATGAAATATAAATTAGCTACTCTACCAAGAGGTACAGCTAAATTACCTGTGCTTGATTTAGGTTACTCTGCTATTACTTTAAAACAAGGAGCTTCTCTCGCAATTACACCTCAAACATTAAACTTCCAAGGAAATGCCACAGCATTTGAAACTAGTGGATATGCTGCTACAATTTCTGATACTAGATTAATGTCTACATTTGATGGAATTGGAATCAATACAGATGCAGCTCAAACAGCAAATAGTACTACTACTACTTTAGGAACTAATGTATCAAGAACTGTAATTGGATCTCAAATTAACTTAAGAGCAACAACTGTTAATACATTGTTTGGAACAAATTCCACACTTTCATCTACAATTACACTTGTAGGACTAGACAGTGGAGCTAGAATAACCATTCCCGTAATAATTAATCAAACTATAACTGAATAAAATTAAAATATGTCATTTAAAAGATTAGATCCAGAAGATTTTGTAGTAAGTAGTGATTCAATCACTTCTACCCTATGGTCAACTGGTGCCCCTGCATTAACTCAATTTTTTACATCTTCTGTACAAGAAGCAGGATCCTCAGGAGATTTTTATTTAGCTGTTTATCAAACATCTTCTACATTAACCGCTGCAGTACCACAATTTGAAATAGCATACGCTGATTCTGTAGGAAGTGGTAGCGTGTTATATAACCCTATAGTTCCTGGAAAATCTCCATCAACATCTATTTATGGTCAATATAGAGCTTTAATATTAGAAGATGAAAATGCAACATTTACTTTTGGTTCTGGTACTAATATTCTAACTGCTACACATTTTTGGGTAGTATCTATTGATAGAGCTCAATATAAAGAAAGTTTATTTCCTGGTTCATTAAATTTAACCTTATCAGGTTCTGCAGGAACAATCTATTTAACAGATGATTCTCAAGACAATCCTGTTAATCAATTTTTAGGTTCCTCTAGATATTATCAATTAATCTCAGGATCAAATGGATCAGCAGGTTCACTAGCAAATAGTGGGTATGTAGCAAACTCAGGTTCATATGGATTAGTATTCCCAGATTTAGGAACTATTTTATTAAATCCTGATGCTATTTCACAATCAATTCATGTTGATACATTAAGAAGTTCTAATACAGATAGCAATAATCCTAGGTTATTACTTAATGCTATGAATTTAGGTGAATCATTTTCATTAAATTCTGAAGAAACAATTACCTCAGACTATATATTTGTTCGATCAAGAAATAGTGAATTTAATTACTCGGAAAACCCATCATTTATATCAGGCTCAACAGGTGAAGTAATATATGATCAATTTATAAATCATCCTCAAGTATATGCAACTACTGTGGGAATGTATAATGATAGTAATGAATTGTTAGCCGTAGCCAAATTATCAAAACCATTATTAAAAGACTTTACTAAAGAAGCTTTAGTTAGAGTTAAACTAGATTTTTAAAATGAATGAGTATTTACAAACCATTTACAACTTCAGACGTTGTTATCTCCCCATTTGAGGTAAATAAATCCTTCAGTTTTTCTGGAGGTAATGTATTTGAATACCCTCATGTTTCTATAGATAGATATATTGGGAGAAATGTAACATCTTCACTTTATACTCCTGGTTCAAACCCCACAGGATATATCACAACTCAAGATGAAAAGTTAGTTTATGAATCTATTAAACAACTATATTACTCTAACTATGTAAAAAGTGATAATGGTTCTCCTGTTAGTACTGCATCATTTAATAATGATGGAACTATAACAGGTCCTCGATATACCCCAAATTATTATAACTATTTAACTACAACTCTCTTATCTGATAGATTTTTCCCAACTGGGTCAAATAATATAGTTGGTGTAATTTCTATACCTTCTAATTTATATGGTGAATATATTAAATTAAATTCTGTAACTGTATCTACTCCTAATTATACTATATCAGATGATGGAAATGGAAACATGCTTTCAGGATCTGTAAAAGTAGGAGATATAATATATGAACATGGTATTATAATTTTAACAAATGATGGTATTGAACCAGAAGGAGACCAAGGATATGGTTATGTATCATATGGAGTAGCTACTTATGGTACTGATGATACTACTTTTATAAATGAATTTATTAGTACTTCTGATATATCATTTTCATTTGAAAGCACAACAACAATATACGAATCACAATATAAATGTACATTACGCCAAAACGAATTTAACTTCACACAAAACCCCACCATAATATCAGGCAGTTCTACAGATAGTACTTTATATGATTTTGCTACAGGTTCATATTTTACACCATATGTAACCACAGTAGGAATGTATAATAATGCTAATGAGTTAATTGCGGTAGCAAAACTAGCACAACCCCTCCCAATATCTCAAGTTACAGATACATCAATACTTGTTAACTTAGACTTATAAACCATGAATTGGACATATAATAAAAAAGAAATTGAGAATCTCTCTCACTTCCCAGACAACACATTTGGGTTTATTTATAAAATAACCCACACCCCAACTGATAAATCATATATTGGTAAGAAGGTATTATTTCATAATCGTAAAGTAAAATTAACTAAAAAAGATTTAGTTTTATATGAAGGAGTAGTAGGTAGAAAACCTGCTTATAAAATAGCAACTAAAGAATCTGATTGGAAAAAATACTGGGGGTCAAATAAACCACTTTTAGAACTACTTAAATCAGAACCTAAAGAAAACTTTACAAAAGAAATATTAAGATTTGCTTCAACAAAAAAGTTACTAACTTATTATGAAACACAAGTTTTATTTGTTTACAGAGTTTTAGAAGAACCTGAAATGTATTATAATGATAATGTTTTAGGTAAGTTTTTTAGAAAAGATTTTGATTAGCAAAATAGGTTTCATACATTACATTTATGGTAAATGAGTTATTAGTTAACTTAGTAAACAAAGTTTTAGGCAAAGGTAAACGTACTGCTAGAGGTAATCAAGCGTATAGTTGTCCTTTTTGTCATCACCATAAACCTAAATTAGAAGTTAATTTTACTGAAAGTAAAAAAGGAGTTAATCTTTGGCAATGTTGGGTATGTGGTAAAAAAGGTAAAACCATAAGAACTCTATTCAAACAACTAAAAGTCTCATCAGATTACTTCCAGGAATTAGGTAAACTAGTTAAAAATATATCTAGTAACACAAATGATGATGTTGTAATAGAACAATTAACTCTACCTAAAGAATTTAAATCATTTTCAAATAATAAGGATATTATTGCTAAACATGCATACGCTTATTTAAAAAGAAGAAATATAACAGTTCAAGATGTTTTAAAATATAATATTGGATATTGTAACTATGGAAGATATTCTAACATGGTTATTATACCTTCATATGATAATAACGGTAAATTAAATTATTTCACCGCAAGATCATTTGAAAACGATCCTTACATAAAATACCGTAACCCTGATGCTTCACGCGATATTATACCGTTTGAATTATTCATTAATTGGGATTTACCTATTATACTATGTGAGGGACCATTTGATGCTATGGCCATAAAACGTAATGCTATACCATTATTTGGTAAAAACATACAACCCAGTTTAATGAAAAAAATAGTTGAATCTAAAGTAGAAAAAATATATATTGCTTTAGATAATGATGCAATGACACAAGCTCTAAAATTCTGTGAACAACTTTTAAATGTTGGGAAAGAAGTTTATCTTGTTGAATTGCAAGGGAAAGACCCAAGTGAGTTAGGTTTCGAAAACTTCACTAAACTAATACAAACAGTTACCCCATTAAGTGAATATAANCTTATGGAGAAAAAATTATCTCTCATATGAAAAAGAGAAATGTTAAAAAATCTTATAACCGTATCCTAGAAATTTCAGAAGATGCAAAACAAATCACACTTCCAGATTCTAGATACTATCAAAGAAATGGTGAGTATTATCCTTCAATAACATATGTTTTAAGTTGTTATCCAAAAGGTAAATTTTTCCAAGATTGGTTAAAAAAAGTAGGATACTCAGCTGATTTTATTGTTAAAAAAGCAGCAGAAGAAGGTACTCAAACCCATGAAATGTGTGAAGATTATCTTAATGGTAAAGAATTAAATTTCCTAGATAAAAATGGTTACCCACAATATAATCCTGATGTATGGCAAATGTTCTTACGTTTTGTTGATTTTTGGGAAGAATATAACCCAACATTAATTGAAACAGAAGTACATCTATTTTCAGATGAATTAAAAGTAGCAGGTACTTGTGATATGGTATGTGAAATTGAAATTGATGGTAAAACTGAACTTTGGATTATTGATTTTAAAACTTCTAACCACCTCCAGACAACATATGATTTACAAACAGCAATTTATGGTAAATGCTATGAAGAATGTTTTGGTAAAAAAGCTGATCGTTATGGTGTATTATGGTTAAAATCTAGCAAACGTAAAGCCGCAACAGGTAAAATTCAAGGTAAAAATTGGGAAATGTATGAATCAAAACGTACGCAAGAAGAAAATTTAGATATTTTTAAAACAGTTAAAAAGTTATTTGATCTAGAAAATCCTAAACATTCTCCAATATTTACTGAATTTAAGACAAACGCTAAACGAAAGCTGTAATATGTATAAGTATGGTAAGTTTAATAAAATTGTTAAAAGAAATACAAAGTAAACCAAAAGCTATATTTTTAGCAGGACCTGCAGGGAGTGGTAAATCAACTTTTATTAGAAATAATATACCAAACCTAAAAGTAATTAACATTGATGACACATATGAAGAATTACTTAAACAAGCAGGACTAGATAAACCCCAATCTACATTCACATCAGATGAACTATCTCAATCATCTAAGCTAATGGGTCAAGCTCGTAAAGAAACAACAGCTAAACTGAAAACAGCACAAGAAAAAGGAGAAGATATTATAATTGATGGAACTGGTGGTGCCTCTAATCCCATACTAAAAAAGAAAGTACAATTAGAGGAATTAGGATATGATACTATGATGGTAATGGTATATGTTTCACCACTTGTATCTTTAGAACGTAATAGATCAAGAGGGGAAGCAGGTGGTAGATCACTACGTCCTTCAATTATAGTTCGTACTTGGGAAAAAGTAAATAAAAATATTGATACTTTTAAAAATATGTTTAATGATAACTTTGTTTTGGTAAATAATGACCCTGAAGGGGCAGATAAAACATATAATGAAAAAGAAATCCAAAACTATTTTGATCAAGTAACAGCAGCTCGCGAATATAGTGATGAAGAAATAGCTAAAAAAGAAAAAGAACAAGAAGAATTAGAAACTTCAATAACCCAATTACTTTCCAACATCCCAGAATTTACACCTCAATCACAAATAAAAAGTAAAATAAATGGATTTCTTATCTAAATCACTTATTAAAAGTTTTTTACCTGAAAGTATAGATGGTAAAGAAGTTACTGCAGTATTTGGTGGAGGATTCAAACCCCCTACTGCAGGTCATCTATCAGTTATCCAAAAAGCATTAAAAGATAATCCTGAAATAGATAATGTTATAATTTACATTGGTAGTA